CGACTACCTGATGGAGGGTTCCGTGGCCGTACAGGGCGACATGACGCGCCAAGAGGTAATCGCCGCAGTGGAGGGCAAGCCGCACTGCGAGGTGACGGCGTTCCGCGACCTGCGCAACAACGGCGCCGTGTCCGCTCCAGAGGTCGGGTGCCTGAAGTACGCGAGCGTCGTCTATGCCGAGGGGGTGTAGCGTGCGTGCGTTCCGCAAGCGCCCTGCAAGCGTTTGCAGACGTTCTGCCTGCAATCTGCATGTTGGCCTATTTCGGCTTCAGAATCTGGCGGAAGGCGAGAAGAAGCTAGCGTCTACCTCGGTGTTTGCAAACTGCATGCAAACTGCGTGCAACTGCTTGCAAAATGACTGCCAGTTTAGATTGGATTAGGTTAGTTTAGATTGGCCTAGTTTAGGAGAGAGGAGGCGCGTGCGCGTGGCTACGGTGACGCTAGACCTCGACGGGATTCCGCGCAAGGTCGATAGGATCAAGTCGGACGGGGACTTGGGCCTGTTCATGGCGACCGAGGCGATGCGGGGGATGTCCCCGTACGTCCCGTTCAGGAACGGCTACCTCGACGCCTCAGCGAAGGCCGAGCCGTTCGCGGTGACGTACAGCACGTCGTACGCCGGGCGCATCTACCACGGCACGTCGCTGAAGTTCTCCAAGGAGCGGCACTCGCTGGCTACGGCTGAGTGGGACAGGGCTTACGCGGCAGCCCACGGGCAGGAGCTGGCACGAGCCGCGACGGCGTACCTCGGGAGGTGATTCGATGGGGATGCACGGCAAGACCGAAGCGGTCGTGGAGTGGCTGAGGACGTACCCAGGGCTCGACGGGTACCTGAAGCTGAACGCCACGGAGCTGACCGCAGGCGAGCGCACGGTGAACACCGTGTACAACGACGCGAGGGTGCGGGAGTTCATCGACGGCACGGTGGAGCGGCAGTTCACGTTCGCGCTCGTGATGGTGTGCGACTGGTCGTCTGGGTTCGACACGGTGAACGCGGAGGCCGAGGCGTGGGGCGAGCTGTGGCTCGACTGGTGCGACGCGCAGTTCAAGGCCGGGAACGTGCCAGATTTCGGCGATAAGTGTACAATCAGGGCGATAGAATCGCTCCAGAACATCCCGTCGCTGGCCGCGACCTATCAGGAGGAACAGCTTGCGAGGTACATGTTCCAAGCACGCATCACGTACTGGGAGAAGGAGTAGAAGATGGCGCAGTTGACGCGAAACCTGTTCGTACCGCTCATTGACACGCTGAAGGGGGCGAGCGCTGGCGAGGGCACATTCAAGTGGGTGCCCATCGACCTGTCAACGCAGTTCGAGCTGGCGTACAACCCCAACACCGAGACGAAGTCGTACATCTGCTTCAAGAACGACACGAACGAGGTGACTGGATACGCCCCCGAGCTTCCGCAGGAAATCGCGCTGGAGAGCGACAACCCGCTGTACAAGTTCATGGACGAGTACCTGAACTCGTTCCCCGTGGGCAGCGCGGCCAAGGTTCCGTTCCTGTTCGTGCGCCCCGACGTGGAGACGGGGCAGGCCACCAAGGCGCTCATGTGGCAGGAGGCGACCGTCGTGGGCGACACGCTGAACACCGTTGACGGCATCCTGACGTTCACCATCAGCCTTAACGGCGACCCCGTTGAGGGCAGCGTGACCGGCCTCGGAACCGAGGACGTGAAGTTCGTCCCAAAACCGTAGAAGGAACCGCGAGGGTCGGTTCCGCCAAGGTCGGTGAGGCTGTCGTCGGCAGTGGATAGCATGATAGAATGAGCCGTGGCGCAATCGAGCGTCACGGCTTTTTCGTTGAAAGGGAGGGAAAGATGGTCACGTATCGAGACACCAAGGGCAACGCAGTGGAGCTTCCGAAGCTGACGCTGGGCATCAGCGACAAGATGGACGAGGTGGGCGCGGCGCAGTCGAACCGCGAGCGCTACCGCTTGCAGTACGAGTTCGTCAAGGAGGTCTGCGGCGAGGAGTACGCCGCTCAGGCGCTCGACGGGGAGGGCATCGAGGACATCGACCTCGTGGCGCTGAACGTCGTGTACGTGGGCATCGTGAACGCATACGCCGCCCCGGCTGCCAAGGCCCAGGCGGAGGGGATCGCAGAGCAGATGAAGGCTCTGAAGCCCGTGGTCGGAGCGGTGGATGCGGTCGGCAAGGTTGCCGTCATGGGCAACTCGCGCCAAGGCTTCAAGTCCGTGCGATAGGCGATGATAGACCTCCGTTTCGAGCTTCCCACCAGCCTAGAGGTCGATGGGAGGCTCTTTGCTTTGGACACGGACTTCAGGACGTGGATCGAGTGGCTTCGCTGCTATCAGGAGGAGGCCATCGCGTCGTACTGCATCTTCAGGGGAGAGAGGCCGGACGGCACCGAGTGGGTGCCGGCTGCCTTGGAGTTCGCGCAGTCGGAGAACGCCACCCCGAGGAAGTCTGGGAAGGCGACGCGCGAGACGTTCGACTTCATCCTAGACGGCGACTATCTCGTCGGCTCGTTCATGCAGGCGTACGGCATCAACCTGGCGACCGTCGAGGGCCTGCACTGGCACGTGTTCCTAGCCCTGTTCCGCAGCCTCCCGGAGGGCACGAAGATGGCGGAGATAATGGGCTATCGCGGCTGGAGCAAGAACGACGCGAAGAAGAAGATGGAGAAGCAGTACGAGGAGGCTCAGCGCATGTGGAGGTTGCCGCCCAAGAAGACCGCTGAGTCCAAGGCTATAATCGAGTGGCAGAAGAAGGCGTTCGGGAACATCGCGTACCCATAGGCAGGGAACGCCCCCCGTTGACGGAAGGGGGCGAACGTGGCAGACGGAACAATCAAAATCGACATCGAGCTTGAAGACGGCGGCATCAAGTCGGAGGCGAAGGCGGCTGGAGCAGCAGCTGGCGACGCTGCCGGCGACGGTCTGGAGCAAGGCCTAGACCAAGGCTCGAAGTCTGGTGCCGACAAGGCCGGCGCGAACATGGAGTCGTTCGGCGACAAGATGAAGGGCGTGCTCGCGGGAATATCCGTGGCCGCTATGGCAGCGTCAATCAACGAGCTCGTGTCGACGACGAACGAGTTCCAAGAGGACATGGGCAAGCTGTCGGTCGCGGCGCAGCAGAACAGCGTATCGACCGACGCGGCCAACGGAGCCTACCGAGACATGGTGGGCATCCTGGGAGAGACAGACCAATCGGTGGAGGCGGTGAACCACCTGTTCGCGCTGTGCGGCGATAACACGCAGGCGCTGAGCGACTGGACGAACATCGCGAGCGGCGTGTACGCGACGTTCGGCGACTCGCTGCCGCTGGAGGGACTGACGGAGGCCGCGAACGAGACGGCCAAGGTCGGCCAGGTGACTGGCCCCCTCGCCGACGCAATCAACTGGGCGAGCGAGGCCGCCGTGCAGCAGGGCGTGGCGCTGTCCGGCAACCAAGCCGCGATCGATGCGTACAACTCGGCGCTAGAGGGCGGCGCGACTCAGGAGGACGCGTTCAACGCCGCGCTGGCCGCGTGCAACACGGAGCAGGAGAGGGCGCAGCTAATCACGGACACGCTGAACGGCGTGTACGCGGAGGCCGGCGATCAGTACCAGCAGACGAACGCGGACGTCATCGCCTACCGACAGAGCCAGAGCGACCTCACCGCAGCGATGTCGTCGCTCGGGCAGGCGTTCATGCCAATCGTGACCGGGCTCACGAACGTGGCGGCCATGCTGCTGTCTGGCGTGCAGCCCGCAGTGCAGTGGTTCGTGACCAACCTGCCGATAATCGCGCCGATACTCGCGGGCATCGCGACGACGATAGGCCTGCTGGCCGTCGTGCTCAACGCATCGACGATAGCGACCGCCGCGCAGACCGTGGCGACGAACGCCGCCGCCGCAGCGCAGGGTCTTCTTAACGCCGTGATGAGCGCGAACCCGATTGCGCTGATCGTGGTGCTCATAGCCGGCCTCGTCGCGGCGATAATCGGCCTCTGGAACAACAGCGAGGCGTTCCGAAACTTCGTGACGAGCGCGTTCCAGCAGATTCAGCAGGTGGCGCAGGTCGTCATCGACGCAATCGTGAACTTCTTCACGGTCACGGTACCGAGCGCAATCGAAGTCGTCATGCTGCACTTCCAGATTCTGTGGAACCGCATCGTCAGCGTGTTCGACGGTGCGCTGAGCACGGTGAGCGGGTTCGTGTCGAACGTCGTGAACTTCTTCACCGTGAGGGTTCCGAACGCGGTGAGCAACATGCTGAGCGCGGCTGGCCGCATCCCCGGCCAGATAGCGTCGTTCCTCGGCAGCGCGCTTTCGAGCGCAGCGAGCTTCGTGGGGAGATTCGCGTCGTCTGCAATCCAAGCGGCGAGCCAGTTCGTGTCGAACATCGTGGGCGGGCTGTCCGGCCTCGCCGGGCGCGTCACGTCCGTCGGCTCGAACATCGTTCACGGCATCTGGTCTGGAATCAGCGGAGCGACCGGCTGGCTCATGGACAAGATATCTGGTTTCGCAAGCAGCGTAGTCGATGGAATCAAGGGCTTCTTCGGCATCCACTCCCCGTCCACGGTCATGCGCGACCAAGTGGGCAGGTACCTTGCGGAGGGCGTGGCCGTCGGCTGGGAGAAGAACGACCCGATGGCATCCATCGGGCGCGACCTGAACGTCGGCGTGTCCCGCCTGAGCGTTCAGGCGCAGGCGCTCGAAGGCGCCGGGGGAACGACGAGCTACCAGACGGTGAACTTCAACCAGCCCGTGGAAAGCCCCGACCAAGTTGCGCGGACGATGCGCTTGCAGCAGCGGTACGGCCTCGCGGGTTCGTACGTGTAAGGCCGCACAAGGCGTTGGAACGCGCCCATGCCCCAACTGCACTGGACATGGGCGCATCGCCCGTTACAGGCGATTCTGTGAGGTCTAGGAGGCATTATGGAGCAAGTCATACTCCACATCGTGAGAGACGACGGTCTGGAGTTCGACATCGACAACGAGGTTTGGATGATTCCGAGCGACGGGCTGGAGAACTGGGCGAATCTGCCGCACTCGGTCTCGGTGCAGGAGAACGCGAGCTACGACGGCGGCGTCGTCACGAACAGGCGCATCGAGACGGTAGACCGCTCAGTTCACGCGGAGCTTGCGAACCCAGCCGACAACGCGGCGAAGCGTCTGGAGGCAATTCGGTTCTTCAGCCCGAAGCACTCGTACGAGGCGCACCTTACGTATCAGGGGCGCACGCTGTGGTGCGCTGGCGAGCAGTACGCGTTCAAGTGCGAGACGGGCAACATCTACCAGCCGGTGACGTTCGACTGGACGATACTGTGCCCGATGCCGTACCTGCTGAGCGAGGACAACTTCGGCAAGGACGTGGCGTTCATCGCGTCGAAGTTCGGATTCCCGTACCACTCGGTCGTGCAGAGCACGCCGGCAGGCGTGTACGAGCGCGGCTTCGTCATGGGCGTGTACGACTTCAACAGGACGGTGGACATCCAGAACGACGGGGACGTCACGACGTTCCCAAAGGTCGTCATCAGAGCCGACGGCACGGTGGAGAACCCGAAAATCAGCATCGGAGACAAGTTCGTGCGCTTCGTGGGCACCTTGCAGCAGAATGACGAGCTGGTAATCGACTTCGAGCAGCGGCCGCCCAGGGTGACGCTCAACGGGCAGAACGCGATAAACAAGGTCGACCGCGCAAGCTCGTTCACGTCGTTCCAGATTGATGCGGGCGACACGGTGTTCGAGTACGCCGCTGATTCCGGCGAGAACGTCATGTCCGTGTCGCTGTACTACTGGAAGCGCTATATCGGCATCTAAGGAGGAAGCATGAACCGGTTCGACGGGGGGGGGTGGCTCGATGGAGGTCTACGGCCTTGACGACAAGTTCGGCCTCGTGACGGCCGCCATCCCGTACTTCAACTTGCAGTGGAACAGGAAGTACTACGAGGCGGGGGACTTCAGCATCCAGATTTCCGCAGACGCGTACGACCCGAGCTGGGCTTACATCATGACGCACGACAGGCCAGAGGTCGGTGTCGTGCAGAAGCTCCAGTACACGAACGACGGCGGTGAGAAGCTGGTGCAGCTGTCTGGGTTCTTCGCCGAGCAGAGGCTGAACGGAATCGTGGCATCGCCGCGCTTCGTCGCAGACCTGAGCAAGACGGAGAACGTCATAAAGCGCATGTACGACACGTACGGGGTGCAGTCCAAGAAGGGCATCGGCTGGAAGGCCAACGCGCAGCCGCTCGGCGACAGGACGCAGTGCGACTTCATCGGAGACCTGCTGGGCGAGAAGTGGTACTCGATTCTGGAGACGCGCGAGCTGAGCTACAGGGTGACGGCGCTCGACGACTTCAGCGGGCTGGTGTGCCAGATTTGGCAGGGCATCGACAGAACGCAGTCGCAGGACGCCAACCCGTGGTACGTGTTCAGCTCGGCGTTCGGCAACGTGGAGGACGAGGAGGTCTCCATCGACCGCTCCGCGTACGCAAACGTCTGCAAGGTGTCGGCGAAGGACGGGGCGTTGCAGTTCGAGGTCGATTTGAGCGGTGGCGGCGAGCGGTACGAGGTGTTCTTGGACAAGGGCAGCGAGGCACCGGAGGAAGGCCAGAGCGAGGAGGACTTCGAGGCCGCCCTGAGGCAGGAGGCGCTGGAGAAGCTGGCCGACTGCGTCGTTGCGCAGGAAATCGACGTGTCGAACCTCGGTGACGCGAACTATCTGGAGGATTTCGACCTCGGCGACAAGGTGAGCGTGATTCTGGACGACATCGGTCTGGAGCTGGAGACGCGCATCGTGGAGGTCGCGGAGGTGTTCAAGCCGGAGGGGCATAGCGTACAATTGGGGTTCGGTAGCAAGAGGATCACGAACATGAGGAGGGCGATGGCGCGATGAAGGTGTTCCCAGTAGACAGCATCGTGACGAAGCTCGGCGATGACGGCCTGCCGATTTACGACCGTCCGTACGTCAGCGCAGACCTGCGAGAGGTGTACGCCAACTTCTTCAGCAACGGCGTGTTCATGGACGACAGCACGTCGCTTCAGGTGATGAACGCCACGGGCGGCATGAACGTGTACGTGAAGGCCGGCACATGCCATGTCAACGGAGCGTTCGGAGTGGAGACCGAGCAGAGGACGCTGCAGCTTGACGCCGCGAGCGCGAGTCTCGACCGAATCGACACCATCGTAGCCCGCCTCGACCTCGCAATCGAGGCGCGTTCGCTCGACCTGTACGTGCTGAAGGGCACGCCCTCCGAAGACCCCGTGCGCCCGAACCTCACGCGCAACGAGACGGTGTGGGAGCTAGGCCTCGCCGACGTGTACCTGCCGAAGGGCATAGCGACCATCAGCCAAGGCCGCATCAGCGACACCCGCTTGGAGACGCGGCGCTGCGGCGCGGTGACGCCGTTCGTCGAGTTCGACACGACAACGCTGTTCGAGCAGCTGAAGCAGGCGACGCAGGATGCCGTCGATGCGATGAACGCCGCGCTCGACGGCACGACCGCCGGCAACCTGCAGAAGTACCGCAGGAGCCTGCGAGTCGAGACGGAGATTCCCGCTGCGGCAGACCTGAACGGGTACCAGACTGCGGGCAGCTACGGCTGCTCCGTCGCCGGCAACGTCGCCGGCATCAAGAACAAGCCCAGCGGGCTTGCGAACCCGTTCCTGCTGTTCGTCCACACGGTCGGCAGCGCCGTGCTGCAAGAGGCAATCGACGCCGTGGACGGCTCGCGATGGTGCAGGGCCGGCGCCGGCGCGTGGGTTCAGACCTACGATTCGAGTTCAATCGTCCCCGTGGCCGACGGCGGCACCGGCGCATCCACGCTGAAGGCAAACGCCGTGCTGCTCGGCAACGGCACCGGTGCGGTGAGGCAGAAGGCGACCGCGAACGGAGCGATGTTCGCGACCGGCGCCGACGCCGAGCCGTCGTTCGGCATCCTGCCGATCGCGCAGGGCGGCACTGGCGGCAACTCGGGCGCGAACGCGCTGGGCAACCTGGGCATCAAGCAGTGGCTGCTGGACAACGTGTTCAAGGTCGGCTACGTGTGGATCTCCTACACCAACACGTCGCCGTCCGGTCTGGTGGGAGGTACGTGGACACCTATCACGGGACGCTTCCCGTACTTCAACGCCGGCACGTCCACGGGCGGTTCAAACACACACGCATTAACAGTCGGTGAGCTTCCAAAGGTCGCTGTATACTCGTCGGACGGCTTCAACACCAACGCGGGTTTCGACCAACAACTCTACACGGGCGCATTCACGCAGGGCACGCCGTTCGTGAATTTTCGCTTGGTGTACCTCGGCAACGGGGAATCGCACAACAACATGCCGGCGTACCAGACTCTGTATGCCTGGCGCAGAACCGCATAGCATAACGCTGTACGCGATAGGAAGGAGAAACCGAAATGGTAGTGTACGACGAGAGCGGGCGGCGAATCGAGGAATACGACCTCGACAGGGGCTATCTGGAGGCCAAGAGCGAGGCCGTGGAGCACCGATGGGCGGTCGATTCCGAGGAGCAGGGCGAGTGGGTCACGCTGAAGGAGTACCCGGAGACTGGCGGCAAGGACGTCGAGTGGCGCGTCACCGCCGAGGGGCAGGGGCACTGGAAGACGACTGGCACCGAGGGCGAGGAGGTCGCCGACTTCGACGGCACGCTCAGCGACGACTGGCCGCGCGACGTGCCCGTGCCGGACATCTTCGTGTACGCCGTCTACCATCCGTACACCGAGGAGGAACTGGAGGAGCGCGAGAAGCAGCGCCAAGAGGCCGAGTACGCCTCGCGTCAGGCGATGCAGCTCCAGACCTACAACCTCATGGCCGCACGCGCCAAGGTCGCCACGCTGGAGTTCGAGAGCGAGACGGAAATCGCCGACGTGAGCACGCTGCTGCCGGACTGGGTGCCCGACGGGCACGAGTACAAGCAGGGCGACGCGTTCCAGTGGGCGAAGCGAACGTGGCGAGCCTCGCAGAACACCACGAGCCAGAGCATCTACCCGCCAGACGCCTCGGAGGCGCTGTACTACGAAATCGTCATCGCGCCCGACGGCATCATCGTCTACCGCGCGGCACACGGGCAGTACGATTCCGTGCGCAAGGGTGAGCTGCGACACTACCCGAACGCCGACGGCCCCGTGTACCGCTCCAAGGTCGATTGGAACGCCTACGCGCCAGACGTCGTGCCCGACAGCTGGGAGCTTGTCGAGTAGTGTGCTAAGATTGCAATCGCTGCGGTTCCTGCCTTCCGCAGCCGAGGGGAGGCCGAGCAATCGGCTTCCCCTCTTTGCTATAATCGCGGTGTGCGGAAGGAGGCGCTTGTGGAGGAAATGGACGGTCGCGTCAGAAAGCTCGAAGCCGACAGCCAGCAGATGATGGCAGACATCAAGACGCTCGACAAGCGCGCCACGGCCCACGGCAGGGAGCTCGACGCTTTGCGGTTGGGCCGCGAGCACGATTCGGTCATATTGACCCAGATCCAGACAGCGTGCTCGGAGACACGCGCCGACGTGGCGAAGCTGTACGAGCGCGTCGATTCCAGAGCGCATGAGGGCGCTAAGCGGTGGGACGCAATCGTGAACACGCTCATAAACGGCACCGTGGCGGCGTTGCTCGCCTATATCGTGTGGGAGCTGGGCCTGCACCCGTTCTAACCTTGGAGGCAAACATGGAAGAGAAGCTAGAGAAGACAGGGAAGCCCGACATCAACTGGAAGGTCCGCATCAAGAACAAGACGTTCTGGCTCACGCTCATCCCGGCGGTATTGCTGCTCGTCCAGGCGGTATCCGCGCCGTTCGGCTACACGTGGGACTTCGTTGTCTTGAACCAGCAGCTCGCCGCGATCATCAACGCGCTGTTCGCGGTCTTGGCAATCCTCGGCGTCGTGACCGACCCGACCACGAAGGGCGTGGGCGATTCCGAGCGTGCGCTCATGTATGACGACCTCGGCTAGGGGGTGGTCGTTCCGGGTGCCCCATCCGCGATAGCGTCACGCGGGGCATGGCACCGACCGGGCCGTGGGGCAACCTGCGGCCCTTCGTTTTAAGGAGGCAATAATGGCAATCACCCAACGCGAGGCCTTCGCCCAGGTCATGGAGCACCTCTGCACCCACAACGGGGGCGCGGGCCACGGATACTCGCAATATAACCGCATGGGCGACGGCACCACCGAGACCATCAGGCTGTCCGATGGGACTGCCGTCACAATCGCAGGCGGCGACCGAGACTGCTCATCGGCGGTCATCACGGCCCTTCGAGCGGTCGGCGTGAACACGTTCGGGGCCACCTATACCGGAAACATGAAGGCCGAGCTTCTCAAGACCGGCCTGTTCGCCTGGCAGGCCATGGGGAAGGCGAGCGCCAAGCGCGGCGACATCTACCTAAACGAGGTGCACCACACGGCGGTATGTATCTCCGGCTACGGATCGGCACGCGGCGACCTGCTGGCGCAGTTCAGCATCAGCGAGAACGGCACCGTCACCGGCACCGAGGGCGACCAGAACGGGCGCGAGTCGAACATCAAGCCGTACTACAGCTACCCTTGGAACGGCAAACTCGTATGGAAGTCTGACGGGAAGGTGCTCAACGGCTCCAACACGGAGGTCGAGGACAACACCGTGCCGGACTTGGGAGACACCCGCTATTGGGGGCCGAAGTTCAATCGGGCGCTCCAGAGACAGCTCGGCACGACCGTCGATGGGGTCATGTCGGGCCAATGGCTTTCCAACAAGCCCTACTTCTGGGCGACCGACGGCGGTATCGAGTTCACGAAGACCGGCAGGGGCGTCGGCTCCGATATGGTCCTGGCGCTCCAGAAGAAGGTCGGTTGCAAGATCTACCCCGAGTTCTGCGGGGTCCAGGCGCGCCAGATGGGCAGCGGCACCATCAAGAGGCACCAGCAATGGCTCATCGACCACGGTATCTCGGTCGGGCCCGACGGCGCGGACGGGTACAACGGACCGAACACCAACGTCGCGATCGGCAGGGCCCTGGCTGCGGGACTCTACGCGAAGTAGTACAATCCCCAGTGCGCCGACGGCCTTTCCACGTGCCTTTCGCCGTCGGCGCGGCTCCTTTCCGATGCCCTCCGGTTCCGCCGGGGGGCGTTGTATCGCTAAAAGTTGTTGCAAAGTTGATACAGTAGGTATATCATGGGTCTATAGGACATCGAGAAGGGACGACAGCTAATGGAGCAGTTCACGGTTCAGCTCGCGCCGCTCGTGATGGTGTGCGTCGGGGCCTGCAGCGCGCTCACGTCGGTCTGGGACGGGAAGGGCATCGGAATCACGGCGGCATGGGCGGCATTCACCGTCCTCGCATACGCCTCGGCCTACTATACGCAGGCGATGTACTGATGCGGCACGGCTGCCTTTACTGGATACTCGTCGGCTGGTGGTGGGGAGTGCTGCGTTTAGTGCTGCTGGCCCACATCGGCGTTATCTGCACCTTCCTCGCGCTCCCGGTGTGGTTGCTGGCCAAAGCGGTAAAGCGGGCTAAAAACGGCATCTGAGGGCCGCAGACGGTACAATCCAATAGACCTACATCGGGACGGTTCGGGCCGTGTGCCGTCGTCTAGCCTCACGGAAAGGCAAAAGGGGTGCGTGCGCGGGGCCCACCGCCGCCGGAACTTCGCCGAGGGCGCGGTGCGCCCGGGCAAGTCGCGGCCGGCGAACGGCTTCACGATTCCCGACAGGATACCGCACGGGGTCGGGCCTGACGGTATCGACCCGCCCATGGGCGTGTCACCCGGCGACATCGGGCGCAACGTCTCGGTTCCCATGCGCGGGCGGTTCGGCGGGGGCGACGGCAGGGCGTACGCGCCCATCATGGGGCCGTTCGGAAGGGCGGCTATCCCGACCGCGACGCACGATGGTGTAAAATCAATCATCGACAGAAAGATGAAGGCGGGAGAGATAGGCCGGCCTTGGGAGATATTCGAGAACCTGTTGGGAGGGAAGACGTATGGCGCACGCGGGCGGAAGGCCGACTAAGTACGACGCGAAGTACCACGTGCCGTGGGCGCGGGGCCTCGCCATGCGCGGTGCCACGATGCAGCAGATTGCCGAGGAGATGGACGTCGCCCTGTCAACCGTCTACAAGTGGAGGGACGAGCACGCCGAGTTTTCGGACGCTTTAAACGTGGGCAGGCAGCAGACGGACCTCCGCGTGGAGCGCAGCCTGTACGAGCGGGCGATGGGCGGCAAGTCGAAGGAGACGAAGAAGGTCATCGAGGTAGTGGACGGCCGGCCGGTGGTGAAGCGCATCGAGAAGGTGGAGCGCGAGCTCGCACCGGACACGACGGCGTGCATCTTCTGGCTGAAGAACCGCAACCCCGCCATGTGGCGCGACCGTCAGGACGTCGCCGTGAACGAGGAGCAGGACGCGAACATCAAGGACTGGATCGCGGCGCTCGGCCTCGGGGAGACGGATGATTAGGTTCAGCGACAAGCAGAGGCGCCTGGCCACGTGGTGGTCGGGCGCCTCGTCCGAGTACGACGGCGTGATCGCGGAGGGAGCCGTGCGATCGGGCAAGACGTGGGCGATGGTCACGGGATTCCTCCTGTGGTCGCAGTGCAAGTTCTCGCACCGGAATTTCATCGTGGCGGGCCGCACGATAGGCTCCCTGACGCGAAACGTCGTGATGCCCATGCTGACCATCCTCGGGCAGGAGCTGGGTTTCCCGTTCGAGTACAACCGCGGAAACGGCTTCGTGAGGGTGGGCACCAACACCTACTGGCTGTTCGGCGCATCGAGCGAGCAGGCCCAGGACGTGATTCAGGGCATGACCGCTGCAGGGTGCCTGCTGGACGAGGTGGCGCTGATGCCGCGCTCGTTCGTCGATCAAGCGCTCGCCCGCTGCTCGGTGGACGGCGCGAAGTTCTGGTGGAACTGCAACCCGTCCTACCCGACGCACTACGTGAAGAAGGACTTCATCGACAAGGCGCGGGAGAAGCACCTGCTGGTGATGAAGTTCAACATGGGGGACAACCCGACGCTGAGCGAATCGGTGCGGCAGAGGTACGAGCGCATGTACAGCGGCGTGTTCTACGACCGATTCATCCGAGGCCTGTGGGTCGTGGCGGAGGGTCTGGTGTATCAGGACTTCCGAGAGGACACGATGTGCGCGGAACTGCCCGCAGAAGACGTGCAGAGGTCGCCTCACGTCCTTTCCATCGACTACGGCATCACCAACCCGTTCGTCGCCATCGACTGGGTCATAAAGGCGGGCGTGGCCTACGCCGTGGACGAGTACTGCTTCGATTCGCAGGCCGAGGGGTACCGCAGGACTGACGAGGAGCACTACGAGGCGCTGAAGAAGTGGATGGGCAGGAGGTACGTGGAGCTTGTCGTCATCGACCCATCGTCCTCGTCCTTCATGGAGTGCATCGCACGCCACGGCGAGTGGGACTACCGAGGCGCGGACAACGCCGTCATCGAGGGCATCAGCAACACCATGACGGCGCTGAAGCAGCACGGGCTGTTCATCGGCAGGAAGTGCGGGCGACTGCTGTCCGAGCTTGGCCTGTACAGGTGGAACGAGAAGAAGAGGCACGAGGAGGTCGTCAAGGAGGACGACCACGCCTGCCTGGTCGGGTCAACGATGATCGAAACCGACGGCGGGGCCGTGCGGATTGACGAGCTTGTCGGGACATCGGGACGCGTCTGGTCTTACGATAACGGGGAAACGGTGCTGAAAGGCTACCGAGACGTCGCGCTGACCGGGTTCGAGGAAACTTACGAGGTCGTCCTCGAAGACGGCAGGACAGTCGAATGCACGGGGAACCATCCGTTTCTCACGGACTCGGGCTGGAAGCGTTGCGACAGCCTGACCTGCCGTGACAGGATAATCGACGTATCGCACGACGTCGAAAGAAAAAAACATGACAGAGGCTGCCCACAGTAGAGACGGGAAGCATGCCGCAGCGGATGGGTTCACGTTCACGCGCGACGATAAGGGCGGATACCATCTTGCAACGAGACCGACATGCGGCAACAAAAGGGAGCGTCTCCACGATTACATGTGGCGAACGAGGGTGGGTGAGGTTCAGAAGGGGTTCCATGTCCACCATGTCGACGGCGACAGACGCAACGACGAGGTTGGCGACCTGACGGCCGCAAGCGCGAGCGAACACGCGCGCCGGCACGCAGGCGACATGAGCGGGGAACGGCGCGCGAAGCCAAGGGAGGACATCGCCGTCGCCCAGGAAGCGGCGAAAGAACGGCATCGAGGCGAGAAGGGGCGCGAATGGCATCGGATGCACGCCGTTTCCCCTAGAAACGGGAAAGTACGCGAAAAGGCGTGCGGGAACTGCGGAAAGGCGTTCGAAACGAAAGAAGACCGCCGACGTCTCCGTTCGGACGCCTGCAAAAGCGCATGGCGCGGAAAAGAGGGTGTCGATGACGAGAAAGGAACGCGCGGACGGTGCGGAACCGTTTTCGCCGCAAACAGGTACGGCAAACGGCGTTTCCGCTGTAAAGGTTGCGCGGGTAAGGCGCACGGGCGAAGTCAAACCCGTTTACAATCTGACAGTCGATGGAACCCACAATTTCGCAGTGAACGGCGGTCTCGTAACGCACAACTGCGACGCGATGCGCTACTTCGTGCAGACGGTGGGATTGCAGGAGCTGTCGTGCTTCGAGTGGGACTAGGCTAGAATTACGCTGACGATTGAGAGGAGAGGCCGATGGGTTTGTTCGACATGGTGCTGGACCGCCTCGCTGCGGCCCTGGGCAAGCGGATTCAGGGATACGAGCAGCACGCGGCGTACCGAGACAGCGGCAAGAAGGGCACCGACTACTCGGTCGAGAGCATGGTGTGCGAATCGCTCGCGAACCTGATGATGCTGGAGTACTCGATGCCGATTGAGGGAGGCTCCGCGCGGGCCAGGATGCTCGACGAGGTGTCGGACGCGTTCGTGCGCGACACGCTGTGCAACGCGGTGGCGATGGGGTTCCTGACGGGAGACAGCATCACCGTGCCCAGCTGGAACGGGCGCACGATGGACAACGTGCTGGTCGACGCGGGCGGCTTCGCCATCCTCGGGGCAAACGGCCACGAGGTCACGTCGATGATTTACGTCGTCGACGAGAAGCAGATCAAGTACGGCTCGCGGTACACGCTGCTGAGGCTCATAGAGCTCGTGCCGTACACCGCCCAGGACGGCACGCAGGCCTACGCGAACCGCTACAAGACGTTCATCGCGAAGGACGGCACGATAACGGACATCCCGCTGAGCGAGTTCCCGGACTGGGCTGCGGCGAACGAGGAGGAGTGGGTCATCCCGAACGTCGACCGCCTGCTCATCGGCCGCTACCGCTCGTTCACGCTCAACCCGCTGCGCCCGAACGCGCAGAAGGGAACGCCAATTTGTTTCGGGGCGTCGGCGCCAATCCGGGAGATCCACTACCTCACGCATCAGATGCACGAGGAGTTCGGCCTGAGCGAGAAGGCCATCATCGCCGACAAGACGCTGTTCAAGAAGGAGCTGCGCCGAGACAGCGAGGGCAACGTCGTGAGCCAGAAGCTCGTGCTGCCGAAGGGCAGGGAGCGCCTGTTCATGGACGTCGGCAACCGCGGGGGGTCCGGGAGCCCGCTGATTCAGGAGTGGGCGCCGACCATCCAGCTCCAGCCGTACATCGACGCCCTGGAAAAGCAGTATCAGGAGGTCGAGAAGTGCGTGGGCGTGTCCTCGGGCATCCTGAGCAACCTGAACGACCAGAGCTATCAGAACGTGGACAACGTGCGCAAGAGCACCATCAAGACCCAGAGCTTCGTCAACACGGCGCGAGGGGTCTGCGAGGGCTACCTCGATGACATGGTGTACGCGTGGAACGCCATCCTGAACTTCTACGGCGTGACGCCGGTGGGCGACTACCACGTCGAGTACAAGTGGAGCGACGAGTACATCAACACGTTCAGCGACCAGCAGAACGCCATCCTCGCCGGCGAGGCCATCGGTGCGACCGACGCCGTGGACTACCGCGTGTTCGTCATGGGGGAGAGCCCCGAGGTGGCGAAGGAGAGGGTCGCCGAAATCAAGGCGGAGAAGGCAGCGCTGCCGCAGGCGTTCGAGGAGATCAGGGTCTAGCGATGGATGCTTCGGACATCGAGTACCAGGAGCGGGAGCAGAACGAGGTCGAGGAGGACGGTCTGGCCGTGGAGCTGGCCGTCCTCTCGGTCATCGCGGCACGGCTGCGCAAGGTGGACGAGAGCACCACGTACGCCATCGCACGTGCGTGGCAGGCCGAGGACATGGGAGCGATAGCGAGGCTGCTGTCCGCTGGCGCCCAGATGCTCACGGGCAAGTCGAACAGGGTAATGGACGGCATGGGCGAGTCGTCCGACGAGTGGGCCAAGCCGTTCTTCGAGGCTCGCGGCATCGCCCAGACATCCGTGTTCGAGGACGAGTCCATGGGCGCGGCGCTGAAGTCCGGCAAGGTCGCCAACGCACGGAATGTCGCGTCCATGTGCCGGACGTCCGTGCTCTCCCTGGTGGCTCCAGACGGCACCGTGAGGCGCGTGGACGAGGCGTACAAGGCGATTCTGGACTCGGCCATACAATCCATCATGCAGGGCGACGCGGCGTACACGAAGGCGATAGGGCGGGCCGTGTGGCAGCTGTCCAAGGGCGGGCTGCGGGTGATGTACCCGAGCGGTTCCACGAGGGAGCTGTACGCAGCCGTCTCGATGAACGTCATGGACGGCTTCAGGCTGACGATGCAGGACATCCGCGACCAGCAGGCGCAGAGGTTCAAGGCGGACGGAATCGAGGTGTCGGCACACGGCATGTGCGCCGAAGACCACCTGCCGTATCAGGGCAGGCAGTACACGAGGGCCGGGTTCGAGCGCATCCAGCAGAGGCTGCGGCGACCGATAGGCAAGGGCATGAACTGCCGCCATATGGTGACGGGCGTGGTGCTGGGCGTTTCCTCCAACGCGTACACCGAGGAGCAGCGCAGGGCGATGGTCAGGGAGTCGCGCAGGAAGACTGGCGTCAAGACCGCGAGCGGGCACGACATGACCGCCTACGAGTTCAGCCAGTGGCAGCGGCGCAGTGAGACCGAGATACGCAAGCTGAAGGCGCAGGCGAGGCTGCACGAGAAGGCCGGGCTAGACCCTAGGGAGTTCGAGCGGGAGGCCGATGCGAAGAGGCGCGAGTACGTGGAGCTGTCGAAGAAGGCGGGGGTCGAGACGAGGCTGGAGCGGACGCGGGTCTACGAGTGGAAGCTGAAGGGATAGCGATGACACCGTACGAGAAGGGCCGCGCATTCGAGTACTCGACCATAAAGGCATTGAAGGCGAAAGGCTTCACCTGTATGCGTTCGTACGCATCGCGGACACCGGCTGACATCTGGGCCGTAAGGGGAGGGCGCGCCTATTTCATCCAGGCAAAGCTGCACGGGGCCATCTCCGCAAGGGAATGGGACACGTTCCTCGATTACTGCCTGCAGGCCGGGGCCGAGCCGATCATCTCCAAGCGGCCGGACGGCAAGACGCGCGGAGTTGAGTTCTACCGCATTCTGAATCGGCGCGGGACCGGGAAAAGGCCGTGGGAACTTCTGTCCCTCACCGACTTCGGCCTCATTTGATGCTATAATTGCAGACGGGCCGCAAGTTTCCCATACCACACGCGGCCCAGCCCTATGGGCCTCCGTGTGATACAATAGATACACGGATTGCGCCCGCACATAGCTATCACACCCGATCCCAGCGGGTTTGATAAACGACAACCCCGTCAGGTAGGCGCAATCTACCCGGCGGGGTTGTTCTCTTTTAAGGAGATGCAATGCAAAATGGATCACAAATTTAATGTATCTATCGCCGAGAAATACGGCATGGCAGAGGCCGTTCTACTGGAGGGTCTTTCGTTTTGGTGCATGTCGAACAAGGCGAACGGACGAAATATAAAGGGCGGACTCGCTTACACGTTCAACAGCATAAAGGCACTCCATGATTTGTATCCGTACCTGTCTGAAAAGAAGATACGAACCGCTCTGGCAAAGCTCGAGGAAGCCGGGATCATCGTTTCAGGAAGCTTCAACAAGAGCTCATACGATAGGACGAAGTGGTACGCGGTAACGGAAAAAGGATTTGCCGAAATGGGCAACTCCATTTGCCCAAAAGGGCAAATGGATTGTGACGAAAAGGCAAATGGAAATGTCCGAAAGGGCGAACCTATACCAGTTGATTCAACAGTTATATCAACATTAGGTATTGTAGATAGAACGTCCCGGAAGCCCAATGAGCCAAGGCACAGGCTCGGCGAGTTCGGACATGTTCTCCTGAGCGATGGGGACGAGGCCAAACTCGATGAGCAGTTCCCCGGTTTCTGGCGCGACTACATCACGAGGGTCGATGAGTACTGCGAGCAATCGGGCAAGCGCTACAAGAACTACCGGTTGACCATCTCGAAGTGGATCGGGAGGGACCAGCAGGCCGGCTCGGTGAAGTCCGACGCCTCCTGCACGGCTCCCGTCGGGGAGGCGTACGTCGGTGCGGCGGAGAGGTCCCCGCGCGAGCGTCTCATCAAGGACTACATGAACGCCACGGGCAAGGGGGGGTTCCCGTCGTCCTGCTGCGCCCATTACGACTGGTGCGTCCAGAATGGGGTCCCCGAGTACGTCGAGGCCGACAGGCTCACCAGGGAGTGGGTCGCGTCCGGGGGAACGGAGCGCCAGTTCCCGCGCTCGAGGTACCCGTGGAACCCGAGGCCGTAGATGAGGCCGACGCTCGGGGACGCCATCAGGGCCCACGGCGTCCCGGTACCCATCGACCAGATATACGTCGCCAACTCCATCACCCGCGAGGAGCTGGACGCGATAGAGGCCGAGAGGCGCGAGAGCGCGGAGGAATCCGCGGCGGAGTTCCGCAAGGCGATAGCCAGGCGGGAGAAGGCCAGACGGGATGATGAATACGCCAAGGCTCACGGTATGCCGTAGGAAGCAACAGAATCGGTTTCTAGGGCATGTTTGGCCCTTTTAGGTGTAGGCGCTAGGGTAGCCGGGAAACGGCACCTTAAAAACGATTTGGGAGGCACGTATGATTACAGCGGGATACGGGAAGACGCTCGTCGGGATGCCGGAGGGTTCGCCGTTCTCGCTGGCGGACTTGGTGACGCTCGCGTACCTCATCGACGGGGCTTCGCCGGATGGGGAATGGACGCGATTCGATTACCCGGTGGCGGAGGGCGACCTGTGGGGCGCGCGGTGCGGCGGCAGGGCGACGCTGCGGGCGAGACTCAGGCTTCTATCGGGGCACGGCCTCATCGAGACGAAGACGGTCGGGGTCAGGGGCGAGAACGGCGTCCGGACGTTCTACAAGGTGAATATGGGGGCCTTGGCATCCATCGAAGTTTCCCCGGCTGTTTACCGCTATCGTGTGTTACAATGCTGATACACAACGAAACGGAAAGGAGTTGTCTATGTCGTATCTGGTCGTATCGCAGGCCGCAAAGGAGCTGGTCTCGGCGTGCGGCTCCGTATCCAAGGCGGCCGAGGCGTGCGGGATCCAACGCACGATGCTCTACCGCATCTGCGACGGCGACTTCAGCAGGTGCGGGCTGATGCCGAAGACGGTGCTGAAGGTGCGCGACGCATATGCGGAGAAGTGCGGGAAGTACTTCAGCCTGGAGGAGGTCTACCGATGAATCTGGACACCTATCTCGATGCGGCCGAAGGCTGCGGCGGCATGAAGGACTTCAAGCGCAACCTCGGCATGGGGGGCGAGAAGTCGTCCGACGTGCTCATCACCGTACTCTGCGGATGCGTGGCAGACCGCATCAAGGCAATCGAGCATCCGGTCGAGTTCTATGCGGACTTCGCGGAAACGCACCGCGGGCAAACCGGCGACAGGGCCGCGCTGCTGTCGAGGGCCCTGTCGGATATGAAGGAGGCGCTCCGCGATGGCTAAGTGCGTCAACTGGCACGGGGCCGGTCGCTACCTGATGTGCTCGGGCAAGATGGAGGCCGTGCATCGCAAGACGGTCAGGTGCTCGACTTATGCGGAGCTTTCCGAGGCGGTCGAGGGTATGGAGAAGTCCACCGGGTTCCCGGTCTGGACGTACTACTTGGGAAGGGTGCAACGATGAGCGGACTCGTGAGAGGCCTCTTCCCCGATGAGGTCGAGTGCAGAATCGGCCAGGTATCCAAGAGCGGCAAGGGTCTTTCCCTGCTGCTGTACAAGACGAGCCGCACGGACATGGCGCTGCTCGACGAGACGTTCGGCCCGATGGGCTGGCGCTGTGGGTACGAGGAGGTAAAGGGCGTGCTCAACTGCACGCTGAGCGTCTACGACGCGGACAAGGGCCTCTGGATCGACAAGCAGGCGGCCGGCACCGAGAGCAACATGGAGAGCGAAAAGGGCGAGAGCAGCGACGCGCTCAAGCGTGCCGGGTTCCTCTGGGGAATCGGCCGCGAGCTGTACACGGCCCCGTTCATCTGGATTAAGGCCGCGGACTGCAACATCCAGAACGGCAAGTGCCACGACACGTTCGCCGTCGATGCCATGGAGGTCGTAGACGGTCGGATCACTGCGCTCACCATCAGCAACGAGAAGACGCGCAAGGTCGTGTACCGATGGGCCATCGACCGCAAGCCGGTGAAGCGTCAAGAAGCCCCGGCGAACGTCCAAGAGCCTCCGGCCACCGATGCCGAGGTCGAGGACTTCCAAGGCGCGTGCAACGAGTTCTCGTTCCTGACCGGCAAGGAGGTCGCCGACATCCTCGACGCATTGGAGAAGACCAAGACGCTCAAGGCCGCAGGCTTCACCCAGTGGAAGGACGCGCCGTCGAGGGTCATCACCGCGGCGCGGGCCGTCGTGGAATCTTGGATCAAGAGGAAGACCGCCGAGAACCGCGACGCGGTGGACAGCCTCACGGGCGAGCGATGAGCGCCGGGGCTCTGCGGGGCGTGATCCTCGTATGGGCTTGGCTCGGCACCGGCTACCTCTTGGTCGATGCCGAGCGCTGGACCGTCGGGGTCCGCGTCGCGTCGTACGTCGTCTATACACTCATGACGGTATTGGCCGTCCAGACACTCTAGGAGAAGTTTATGAGCATCAACGTCGTCAACATCTCGGGAAATTTGACAAGGGATTCGGAGCTGCGCCGCACCACGGGCGGCACGGCCGTCCTGGGCTTCGGCGTGGCGGTGAACGACAGGAGCAAGAACCGGCAGACGGGCGAGTGGGAGGACTCCCCGAACTTCGTGGACTGCACCATGTTCGGCACGCGCGCCGAGAAGCTGGCGGGAATGCTGACCAAGGGCACCAAGGTCTGCATCCTCGGCAAGCTCCGCTACATGAGCTGGGAGAAGGACGGGCAGAAACGTTCAAAAATCGAGGTGATCGTGGACGACATCGAGTTCATGAGCCGCCGCGAGGCGCAGCAAGAGCAGCCGCGACAAGATTACCGATCGGGCTACCGGCAGCAACCGGCCATGTACGATGACCTGCCTTTCTGATTGGAAAGTACGCGGGCGGGCTACGACGAAATCATTGACAGCCACACGGAAAACGGGGGGCTTCGCGCCCCCATTTTCTTTTGGGAAAGTTGTTGCAAAGTTGATACAGTTGTTTTACTATATAGCCAAGGCAGATGAAAGGAGCCGACAATGAACGACATCGAGAGCGCCATGAGGGACGGTATCACCGAGAAGTGCCCCAAGCAGTGCTGCTACTGCAAGCACTTCCGCTACCTCAACTCAGACATCATCGGCGTGTGCGGGCTGGCCTACGACGAGTGGGTCGATGAGAACCGTGGCACCGTGAGCTGCACCGAGGCGCTGAGGTTCTTCGAGGACCACGCGGTCTCGGACGACGAGGAGTGCGGGCGCACCGGGTTCGAGGAGTACTGATGGGTCGCAGCGACGCACACCTCAAGGAGGCACAGCGCAAGCTCGCCGACCGTCTGGCCATGCACGGCACCTACCTCAACGTTGGCGAGAAGGTTGACGATCCAGAGCGGTACGCGGGCGAGGTCGAGCCTATCGACATCATCGAGAGGGTCGTCGAGGGCCTTCCGCCGGACAAGGCGTACAGCTTGGGGCAGGTGCTCAGGTACTGCCTGAGGGCGGGCAAGAAGGACGATATAGACGTGGAGTTGGGCAAGGCCAACAACTACGCGCACCGGTTGGCATTCGGACATTGGAGGAGCAATTGAAGACATACGTTCTAAAGGTCGAACCGTTCACGAAGTCCGCCGAGCCGAAGGCTCAGGCCCTGAAACCGCTGGAGGAGGCCGCGGAGGTGTTCGGCGCGTGGCAGGCGTCCGGTATCGATGGCGCGGGATCCATCACGCCCGAGATGCGCGAGGACATCGTCTATGAGTGCTTCGACGTGATCCAGTCATGCGTCAACCTCTTGGAGAGCATCGGCACGACGGACGCGGAGCTGCGCGACGCAGCCCGCAAGGTATACGCGAACAATGTCGAGCGCGGTCGCTATGAGCCGTACTAGACGCGGGGCCTCGGCCCCTTTTTCTCGAATAAAGTTGTTGCAAAGTTGATACAACTGTTTTAGAATATAGCCAAGGCAGATGAAAGGAGCCTCAAATGATTCGTGAGTTCAGGGTTGAGTCCGACAAGGCACTCCCGTACCGGAAGGCCTTCAAGACGAAGGCCAAGACGCTCAAGGGAATCGTCCGAGCGGCCCGCATAGTCACCGAGGACAGCGACGTCGACGCCTCGTGCATCTCCCCGGCATGGCGACCGGGCCGGCACCCGCTGAGCAACCCGTACGCGCGCAAGGCGCTCGGCATCGAGGGGTAGGCGGGCCTGATGTACATCGAGTACGTGACCGTCAACGTCAACAAGGTGCTGCACCAGCTCCGAGAGGTCGGCACGATGGCGAGCGCGGTAAAGAGGCTTGAGGCCACAGGGTTTACGCGCACGGGCCGCATGGGCAACCTCGAATGGTCGGACGGATACACCGACGCGCACATCCACTTCGGGAGCTTGGACGACGCAAGAGCGCCCATCGCCCGATACATTCACGAGTACAGCTTCCTGAACTAAGGAGAAGACATGCACCTCTACGAGATTGACGGACGGATCGCACAGGTCATCGAGAACGGCTTCGCGTTGGACGAGGCGACCGGCGAGGTATTCACGTGCGACGAGCTGGAGGAACTGGAGGCCAGCCGCGAGGCGAAACTCGAGGCCGTCGGACTGTTCGTCAAGGACCTGAACGCCGAGGTCGCGGCATTCAAGGCCGAGGAGAAGGCGTTGACCGAGCGCCGCAAGGCCAAGGAGCGCCGGGTCGAGCAGCTGAAGGACTACCTGGCCTTCTCGATGCAGGCGCACGGAGACAGGAAGCTCGACACGCCGAAGGTTCGCCTGAGCTTCCGCAAGTCCACGATCACCGAGATCACCGACGAGAAGCTCGTACCGGACGAGTTCAAGACGGTCGAGACGGTCGTGAAGATTGACAAGAGGAAGCTCGGCGCCGCTATCGACAAGGCGATGAAGGACGGCGGCACCATCAAGGGCGCAGAGCGAATCACGCGCCAGTCGCTCATCATCAAGTAGGGTGGCGACGATGCGGGATATAGGCAGCATCTACGTGGGCGACGGCCCGAAACTCATGGGGGGGGTATCGAGGCCATGACCTACGAGGGACTCACGCCCGTCGTCGTGACCGACCCGCCATTCAATATCGGGTACCGCTACAAGGGCTTCACCGATCGGATGGACGAGGGCGAATATTACGCGATGCTCGCAGAGGTCACGGCCCAGACGGCTGCGGTCGTCATCCACTACCCGGAGCAGCTCCACCGCCTGAGCATCGAGAAGGGCGAGGCACCGGAGAGGGTCGTGTCGTGGGTGTACAACTCAAACACCCGCAAGCAGCACCGTGACGTGGCCTTCTACGGGGTAAAGCCTGACTTCAACCGGGTCAAGCAGCCGTACAAGAACCAGAACGGCAAGCGTATCCGCAAGTTGAGGGTGGAGGACGAATGACGACCAAGGCATCGACAAAATACAGGGTTAGCAAAAAGGTGGTCAAGCGCTACCTAGCCGACCATGACCTCACGCAGAAGCAGCTGGCGCAGATGGCGGGCATCACGCATCTGGCCGTCCCGCAGGTGGCCATGATTAACGACATGCTGGAGGTGGTGCAGAATGGCTAAGGTTGACACGATGCCGATTTACCTGCGACCGCTCATGAGGGGTTGCAGCGTCAAGCTCAACCGGTGCGCGGTGTGCGGGGCGACGTACCCGCTCAACCAGCACCACATCGTGAGACGCTCGGCGGGGAAGATGTACGACTGCCACGGGGTCGAGCTGCCCAAGCCGACCATCACGCTCTGCGGGAGCGGCAACACCAGCGGGTGCCATGGGAAGGCCCACGCGCACAAACTGCACTTCCGCTGGGTGGACACGGATGTAAAGGACCGCTCGCAGGGCTTCGGCTTCGCTACAATCAGGGGCGGGCACTGGGAGGTCTTGGAGACCGCCGAACCTATGCGCGAGTTCGAGGCCTCGCAGGTCGAGGACGGTTGGAGGCCGCTTCGCTGAGTTTGCCGACAGGTGCGGGCTATCGAACTGCGGGTTCCCTCCGGGCGCCATCGAGACCTGTAAGGACGGGGCGCTCGGTCTCGCCAGACGCGTGTTCAACGCCCACAACCTCCCAAGCGGCGGGGAGCTGTTTGGCGACGGAAGGCCGATGCTCTTTGGGAGTGTCGGCCTTTTGCCTTATAATGCACTCAGCCCGCGCGGGGCTTCACCTGCGCACCCATCCGGCTCGGGAAGGCCGAGCTCAATCATGACTTTAGAAGGGTTGAGGACATTGCAGAACATCGAGGACATCCTGAAGGCGAACGGAATCGAGGGCGATCCGGCCAAGGCAATCGCGAAGGCCGTGGGCGAGAACTACAAGACCGTCGCCGAGGTCGAGCAGAAGGCCAAGAAGCTCACCGAGACTCAGGCCGCGCTCGAGACGGCGAACAAGGCGCTCGACGAGGCCAAGAAGGCTGCGGAATCGACGGACGTGGACGGCCTCAAGGCCAAGATCGCCGAGTACGAGGAGGCCGCCAAGAAGCGCACCGAGGCCGACGAGGAGGCCAAGAAGCGCGCAGCATTCGACGAGAAGTTCGGCAATGCGGTAGGCGACAAGAAGTTCGTGAACGACATCGTGCGCGGTGCCGTCGCGGACAAGGCGTACGCAACCGCCAAGGCGAACCCCGACATGGACGTTGCCGCGATTCTGGGCGGCATCGTCGGCGATGCGGAGGGTGTCTGGCAGAACCCGCAGCAGACCGTAAAGAAGATGCCCGCAGCGAGCGGGAACGGCGGCTCTGCGGCTGGAACCCAGGCCATCCAGAGCATCGAAGACCTGAAGGGCATGTCCGTCGAGGAGATCCGCGCCCACATGGACGAGGTAAACAAGGTTCTGTCGAACCAGAAGTAAGAGAGGAGTAGCGATGGCTACGAACCATTTCATCCCGCAGGTTTGGTCTGCGAAGATTCTTGAGGCGCTGGACAAGGAGCTTGTCTACGCCGAGCTGTTCAACACCGACTACGAGGGCGAGATTACCGAGGCGGGCGATACCGTCCACATCGCGCAGGTCGGAGACGTGACCATCAAGGACTTTGACTGCGATGCCGACATCGCATCGCCCGACGACGTTAAGGCCGAAGACCTGACGCTCGACATCGACCAGTCGAAGTACTTCAACATCAGCGTCTGCGACGTGAACGATGTGCAGTCGAAGATTTCCCTGCTCGATACCGCCACCCAGCGTGCGGGCTACGGTTTCGCCGATGTCTGCGACAAGTACCTCGGCAGCCTGCTCGCCACGAGCGGCACCGTGAAGGACGGCCTCGGCGCGAAGGCAACGCCCATCACCATCACCGCCGACAACGCGTACGAGACGCTTGTCAAGATGAAGACGGCGCTGGACAAGGCCAACCTGCCCAAGCAGGAGCGCAAGGTCGTCGTCCCGCCCGAGTTCGAGGGCTTCATGCTGCTCGACCCGCGCTTCGTGGCCGTGCCCGTGGAAGCGTCGCAGGACCGCCTCACCGAGGGCACCGTCTACCGCGCAGCCGGCTTCGAGATTCGCACGTCCAACAACGTGCCGTCCGAGGCCAACGGCGGCTCTGGCGGCGACACGACCGTGTACTCCATCGTGGGTTCGTCCCCGATTCAGGGCACGTTCGCGCAGCAGATTCTGAAGACCGAGGCGTACCGCCCCGAGAAGCGCTTCGCCGACGCCGTGAAGGGCCTGCACGTCTACGGCGCCAAGGTTCTGCGCCCGAGCGCCGTCGCCGTCGCAACGGTGGCTTTTTAGCGGGGGAGCAGCCTAGCCCAGCCACGGCGAAAGTCGGCTCGGCCAAGGTCGGTTCGGCCAAGGTCGGGACAGAATAGCAGTCGGGGGCTGGGGTCTGGCGACCTCAGCCCCCTGTCGATTGGAGAGAGAAATGGCAACAGCACCTGCGTACACCGCGCACCAGTGGAAGGACGGGGAAGTCATCACCGCCGATCGCCTGAACGCAATCGAGAGCCAGCTCGCGGCCCTGTCCGCAGCAGGCGGCATCGGCACGAGCAACATCGCCGACGGGGCCGTCACGTCCGCGAAAATCGGCGCGTCGGCTGTCGGCGCGGGCAAGATCGGGTTGAACGCCGTCGCAACCGCGAACATTCAGGACAAGGCCGTCACGGCGGCGAAAATCGCCGATGGGGTCATCCCTGCGAAGGGGTAGGTGAAGCGCAGTGTACGTGACCTACGAGGAGTACAGTGAGCTTGGCGGGACGCTCGACGAGAAGTCTTTCGCCGTCGCCGAGCCGAGGGCCGAGATGCTGCTCGACGGCTGGACGCTCAACCGCCTGAAGTCCGAGAGGGTCGTCGCCGACCTGGAGCAGATGGGCGAGTACCGGAAGGTCAAGGTCGCGATGGCTTGGCTCGTTGACCAGATGCAGGGCATCGAGAAGGCGCGCAAGGCGAAGTCCGAGGGCACCGAGGTGACGAGCTTCAACAACGGCGTGAACTCGTTCTCGTTCGGCGGGGGAGCTTCGAGCGAGGCCACGGCTGCCGAGGCGTCCGCGTACCACGAGGTGTGCAGGATGCTGCCCGTGGAGCTTGTGGGCGCCTGCGTGGCCTACAACGACGCGCGTTAGGGGGTGCGGTGTGAACATCGACGTTGACGGGCTGCTCGACAGCACAGTGACCGTGTTCAACCGCATCTGCGCCAAGGATTCTGGCGAGGGGGCGGACAGGTACCGTCCCCTCGTTCTGCATCCAGCGCTGTGGGTTGAGACGCCGGCGCGCACGACCGACGCTGACGGCACGGTGCACTTCAAGCGCACGGTCAAGGTTCAGGTGCCAGACGGAACCGCGACCTTCAAGCCATATCGTGAATGGGTTCCAGAGGCTGTGAAAGGCGCTACAGCGGGCGTTTACACGCTATCCCCACACGACTACCTGATGGAGGG